AGAACATCAGCCGCCGCCTGCTGCTGCAGTCCAGCGTCGACGTCGAGGCCATGGTGACGCAGGACCTGGCGACCATCCTGGGCCTGGCCATCCAGCAGGCGGCCATCAACGGCACCGGCACGGCCAACCAGCCGCAGGGCATCCTGAACGCCATCACCGCGAGCGTGGTAGGCGGCACTGACGGCGCGGCGCCCACCTGGGCCCACATCGTCGAGCTGGAGACGGACGTCGCCGTCGCCAACGCGGACGTCGGCACCCTGGGCTACCTGGTCAACGCGCAGACCCGCGGCAAGCTCAAGGGCACCAGCAAGGTCTCGGGCCAGAACGGCTTTGTGTGGGACGGCGGCGACACGCCGGTCAACGGCTACCGCACCGGCGTCACCAACGCCGTGCCGTCCAACCTGGTCAAGGGCAGCAGCGGCGCCGTGTGCTCGGCCATCATCTTCGGCAACTGGGCCGACCTGGTGATCGGCATGTGGGGCACGCTGGACCTGATGGCCGACCCCTACACCGGCTCGGCCGCCGGCACGGTGCGCATCCGCGCCCTGCAGGACGTCGACGTCGCCATCCGCCACAGCGAGTCGTTCGCCACGATGGTCGACGCCAAGAGCGCCTGACCGCCCCCGTGACGACACCCTGACACCCTGACACCCCCGCGAGGCTCCCGGGCCTCGCGCCTTGAAAGAGGACCATCATGCTCGACCAGAACCTGGGCCAGTCCCTGCAGACCATCGCCCTCGTCCCCATGTCCGACATCACCGCCGGCGCCAACGGCACCGGTGTGGACCTGCAGGACTTCGTCGGCGAGGCCGCCTTCTTCATCGCGGCCAAGAACGTCGCCGGCACCAACCCGACGCTGGACGTCAAGCTGCAGGACAGCGCCGACAACTCCAGCTTCGCCGACGTCACCGGCCTGGCCTTCACGCAGGTCACCGCCGCCAACACCAAGGCCGCGGTCTTCCACCGCCTGAACGTCAACGTCGACGGCCTGCGCCGCTACGTGCGCGCCGTCACCGCCATCGGCGGCACCTCGTCGCCGCAGTTCCTCGTGACCTGCTACGGCCTGGGCGCGAAGAAGGAGCGCTGATCCAGCGCCGCCGGCCATGGCCTTCGCCGAGGATCTCTCCCCCTTCTTCGACGCGGCTGGCTTTGCCACCACGGCGACGCTGGCGGGCGCGCCCTTGGTCGGCATCTTCGACACCAGCACCGAGCTGGTCGTCGACGGCGTGCTCAGCCAAGCGCCGGCGTTCACGGCCCGCACGTCGGACACCGCGGCCGCCGCCGCGGGCCAGCTGCTCGTGGTGGACGGGGTCACGTATCGCGTCCGCCAGGTGCTGCGCAGGCCGCCGGACGGCGCCATCACCACGCTGGTGTTGAGCCGCTGAGATGGCGCTCGCTTCCGCCCAGGTCGTCGACCGCGTCGCTGCCATCCTGGTGGCGGCCGGCACGTCGATGTCGTCGCGCGTGCACACGTCCCGCTTCTGGCCGCTGGCCGCGTCCGAGCTGCCCGCAGCCCGGGTCTACGCCGACAGCGAGCGCGTCGAGCGCGTGGGCATCGACTATCCGTGGCTGGAGCGTCATTCGCTCGTGCTGCTGGTGGATGCGTTCGTGACCGCCGCGGCGGACCTGGACGACGCGATGCACAACCTGACGGAGTCGATCCTGTCGGCGCTGTTCGGCACGCAGTCGGCGTCGAGCCTGTCGCCGCTCGTGGGCTGCGACATGCAGCTGGCCGGCGTCGATCGGTCGGTAGAGCAGCTCGGCGGGGCAGACGTCGGCCTGGCGCGCATCGAGATCGGTATCAACTTCCACGTCGCGTGCAACGCACCCGGCACCCTCATCTGACAGGAGTCACACCGTGGCCATCACCCTCGCAGTCGGCACCACCGTGGCCATCGCCAGCACCATCGCGGCGGCCAAGACCATGAGCGCGATCTCCAACGCGGCCGAAGCGGTCGCCACGCTGGAGGCCTCGCACGGCATCAGCCAGGGCGACCTGTTCGTCGTCTACTCGGGCTGGGACCGCCTGAACGGCCGCGTCGTGCGCGCGAAGACCGTGTCCACCAACGACGTCACGCTGGAGGGCGTCGACACCCAGGACACCACGCTGTATCCCGCCGGCAGCGGGGCGGGCACGGTGCGCGAGGTCACCGCCTGGACGAACATCAGCCAGATCACGTCCGGCATCAGCGTGGCCGGCGGCGAGCAGAACTTCGCCGACGTCACGACCATCGTCGACGCGATCCAGAAGCAGATCCCGACGACCCGCTCGCCCATCCAGGTGACGCTGCCGGTGTTCGACGATCCGTCGCTGGCCTGGTACAGCGTCGTGCGCACCGCGTCCGAGACGTCGGCCGCCACGCCGATGCGCATGGTGTTCCCCAACGGCTCGCGCCTGCTGGCTCTCGCCTACTGGTCGCTGCAGCAGGTGCCGACCATCGAAGACAGCACGCTTCGTGCTGCGATCGACCTGGCCTTCGCCGGCCCGCCCACCCGCTACGCGACCTGAGCCTGACCGATGGCCCTCATCCGCCGCGAGGACATCCCCGCCGTCGAGCTGCCGACCCAGGAGGTCGAGTGCCCGGCGCTGGGCGGGGCCGTGCTCGTGCGCGGCATGGACCTGGCGGACTGGATGCGCTTCGCCGCGCTGCGCCGTCGCGTCGAGGCGCCGCTGCAGGACGAGCTGCCCGAGGACACCGCGCAGCGCATCGGCGGCGAGGTCATGCCCTTCGCCTTGCACCTGTGCGTGCTCGCCGAGGACAAGCGCCCGGTGTACTCGAGCGCTCAGTGGAGCGTCTGGGCGGCGCGTCATCCGTCTGAGTCGATGCAGCTCTTCAGCCTGTGCATGCAGCTTTCGGGCCATGACATCGACGCTGAAAAAAAAACCTGAAGACGCAGCACGAGCTGCGCGCTCTGTACGCCGTCGCCTCGCATCTGCGCATGCCGGCGGCGCGGCTGCAGCACGAGATGAGCGGGCAGGAGTTCGGCCGCTGGGTGGCCTACCTGTCGCTGCAGCACGAGGACGCCAGCCCGGCCAGCCCCGCCGATCGGGAGCTGGCTTCGATGTTCGGCATGGGGGACGACTGACGTGAGCGCCGTCGCCCGCATCGTCATCGCCGCGACCGACAACACGGCCGCGGCCTTCAAGAGCGCGAGCGCCGGTCTGGCCGCGCTGCAGCAGCGCGCCGCAGGCATCGGCACGGCCTTCGCCGGCCTGGCGCCGCAGCTGGCCGCGGCGTTCTCGGTCGGCGCGCTGACCGGCTTCGTGCGCGGCACGATCAACGCGCTGGACGCGCTGAACGACGTGGCAGACGCCACCGGCTCCACGGTGGAGAGCCTGAGCGCACTCGAAGACGTGGCGCGGCGCAACGGCGGCACGCTGGACGACGTGGCCGGCATCCTGGTCAAGTTCAACGCCGCGCTGAACAGCGCGGACGGCAAGAACGACGTCAGCCGCGCCCTGGAGGCGATCGGCCTGAACGCGCAGGAGCTGCGAAAGCTCGACCCCGCCCAAGCGCTGCAGGCGACCGCTCGCGCGCTGGCCGGTTTCGCGGACGACGGCAACAAGGCGCGCATCATCCAGGAGCTCTTCGGCAAGAGCATCCGCGAGGCCGCGCCGTTCCTGAAGGACCTGGCCGACGCCGGCGAGCTGAACGCCAGGGTCACGAGCGAGCAGGCCGCCGCCGCCGAGCGGTTCAACAAGCAGCTCGCCGCGCTCAGCACCAACGCCTCCAACGTGGGGCGCAACCTCGTTGCCGATCTGCTGCCGACGCTGAACGAGGTGCTGGTCCGGTTCCAGGCGCTGCAGGACGTCTTCGGCGGCACCGGTCGCGGGCTGCTGGCAGGCGCCCTCAGCCGCCAGTTCCTGAACGCAGGCGAGGGCGTCGAGTTCTACAGCCAGCGCGTCTCCGACCTGACGGCATCGCTGGAAAAGCTGCGCCGCGGCGGCAGCGTCTTCGACCGCATCAACATCGCGCCCACCGAGCGCGACCTGGCCGCCGCACAGAAGCTGCTCAGCTTCTACCAGCGCGTGGCCAACGCCACCGGCCAGCGCACGGCCGGTGGCGGGCGCGGCGACGACATCATCCCGCCGTTCGCAGTGCAACTGCCGAAGCTGCCCGAGCTGCCCGCCAAGCCCGCCCCGGCCGCGCGGCCGGAACCCGACCGGGTGCCGTCGCAGCCGAGCTACGAAGAAGACATCCTGCGCACCGTGGCCAGCGCGATCGAAGACAGCGATGTCGTCAGGGCGAAGCGTTTTGCGGACCAGATCGCCACGCTGGACCGGCTCTTCTTCGACCTGGGCTTGAGCGGCGACATCTACGACTCGGCCCTGCGCAAGATCACCAAGAGCACCGAGGCGACCGGCGAAGCAGGCGACGCGGCTGCAGCCGAGCTGAAGCAGCTCAACGAGCTGCTGGCCGCCACGCCATCGGCCCGCCTGGAGGCCACGCGCGCGCAGATGCTGCTGCTGACCCGGGCGTTCACCGACGGCGTGGGCGGCATCAAGCTGAGCGTGCAGCAGTACGAGGAAGCGGTGCGCACGGCGCTCGGCGAGCTGCCCGAGAAGGTCAAGCCCGCCCTCGACGAGATGAGCGAATTCGCCAAGCAGTTCGAGCGGAACATCCAGGACAGCATGGGCGAGACGATCAAGCGCACGCTGGCCGGCGACTTCAAGAGCATCGGCCGCCTGTGGGGCAACCTGCTGCTGGACATGGCCGCGCAGGCCATCGCGGTGGACCTGGGGAACAAGCTGTTCCCGAAGGGCGGCGGCGGTCTGCTGAGCTTCCTGGGTGGCCTGTTCGGGTTTGCCAAGGGCGCGCCGTTCGCCAACGGCCTGCCGGTCACCGCGTTCGCCTCGGGCGGCGTGGTCAGCTCGCCAAGCGTCTTCCCGATGCGCGGCAGCCTGGGCCTGATGGGCGAAGCCGGGCCCGAGGCGATCATGCCGCTGAAGCGCGGCCGTGACGGCCGCCTGGGCGTCGAGGGCGGCGGCGGGGTCACGAACATCACGTACAACGTCGCCGCCGGCGTCACGCGCAACGAGCTGGTGACGGCCCTGCAGGTGCTGCAGTCCGGCATGGAAGCGCGCATGACCACCATGCTGCGGCGCCAGGGAATTGCCTGATGGCCACCTACGACTGGCCCGCCACCCTGCAACCTGCCCAGGCCACCATCGGCAGCCAGGGCGCCGGCGAGCAGTTCAAGAGCCCGTACAACGGCACGCTGCAGGCCGTGGAGTTCGTGGCCGAGCGCTGGGTGCTGAGCGTCACGCTGCCGCAGCGCGGCCGGCTCGATGCCGGCCAGGTCGAGGCGTTCTTCTTCCGGTTGCGCGGCGGCGTGCACCGGGTGCGCGCCTGGCACTTCGGCCGGCCCGTGCCGCGCGGCACGATGCGCGGCAGCCCGACGCTGTCGGCGCAGGTCACACGCGGCGGCACGTCGCTGCCGATCACCGGCGGCACGGCCAGCTCCACGCTGAAGGCCGGCGACATGCTGGGCGTCGGCGGCCAGCTCTTCATGGTGGCCGAGGACATCACGCTGAACGGCTCGGGCGCCGGCACGGTCGCCGTTGTGCACCGGGTGCGCAGCACGATTGCCAGCGGCAGCGCCGTGACCTGGAACAAGCCCACGGGTGACTTCGTGATGCCCGCCTGGCTGGCCTCGGTCAGCCACGCCGGCGCGGTACTCGAGGGGGCGGCCTTCGACTTCGAGGAGGTCTGGTAATGCGCACCCTGACCGCGGGCGCCGTCAGCGCCCTGTCCGGCGGCGTGGTGCCGGTCGTCATGCTGGTCGAGATGGCCTTCTCGCCGGCCCTGTACCTGGCCACCTCGGCGGTGGACATCGTCTGGGACAGCAAGACCTGGCTGGCCGCCGGCTCGCTCGGCGCGGTCGAGGCGGTGCGCGACTCGGCCGGCGAGGCCCAGGCGCTGCAGTTCTCGCTGTCCGGCGTGCCGTCCGAGATGCTGGCCCTGGTGCTGGGCACCAGCGCGCGGAACAAGTCCTGCGTGCTGCGGCTGGCAATCCTGAACGCCACCACCCACGCCGTCGAGGACGTCAGCACCGTGGGCACCTTCCGCCTGGACCAGATGACGATCTCCGGATCGACCGTGGGCGTCACCGCCGTCCCGCTCGCCCGCATCTTCGCCAGGCCGAAGCCGATCCGCTACACCGACGGCGACCAGCAACTGGTCAGCAGCGGCGACCGCGCACTCGAATTCGTCGTCAGCCAGGCCAACCATCAGGACGTGTGGCCGGCGGCCTCATGGTTCCGCAGGTGACCCGATGCGCGTGACCGACTGGCAGATCCGCCTCGCCGACCTGGTGCACCGCCGCCACCTCCAGGGGTTCGCGTGGGGCGAGCGCGACTGCGTGACCTGGGCGGCCGACGCCGTCCTGGCCGTCACCGGCCGCGATCCGCTGTCGGACCTGCGCGGCCAGTGGCACAGCCGCGAGGAGGCCCGCGCGGCCATCCTGCAGTGCGGCGGCCTGGCCCGCGCGTGCTCGGCCCGCCTGGGCCCGAGGATCAAGCCTGCACTGGCCGCGCCCGGCGACGTCGGTCTGCTGCGTGATGTGGGCACGCGGGCGCTCGTCGTCAACGTGGGCGCCTGCTGGATGGGTCAGGGCGAGAAGTTCCTGGTGCCGATCCGCGCCGAGCTCGTGCGCTGGGCCTGGAGGGCTGCGTAATGCCGCAAGCCGTCGCCACCTGGATTGCCACCAACACGCTGACCGCGGCGAGCGTGCTGACGGCCAGCCAGATCACGGCCATCACCTATGCGGCCTTTGCGGTCGGGTCGGTCGTGGTCGGCAACCATCAGCGCCGCAAGGCCCAGCGCCAGGCCCGGGCCGCCTTCAATGCGCAGCTCGAAGACCGGCTCGTGATGGTCAGCACCGCCAACGGACAGCGCTCGCGCTGCTACGGCCGCGTGCGCAACGTCGACGGGGTGCTCTTCAAGGCCACGCGCGGCACGAATTCGGAGTTCTACACCCTCTTCATCGCGGTCGCCGGCCACGAGATCGACGCCTTCGAGACGGTCTACTTCGGCGACACCGCCGTGACGCTCGACGGCAGCGGCTACGTCACGACGCCGCCCTACGCGATCACGCGGCGCACCAGCGAGGACGCGACCGTCACGCTGAACGGCAGCGGCGGGGCGACGGTCAATGCCACCGGCACGGTCGTGGCCGGCAGCGCGAGCGCGGTGACCCTCAGCGAGAACGCCACGACGCTGAGTGTGAGCGTCAGCGGCAGCACCATCACGGTCAGCGGCGGCACGGCCGGCGCGGCCGTCGCGGTCAACTGGCAGCAGAGCCGCGTGGACAGCAAGGCCCGGGTCAGGTTCTACACCGGCGGGTCCGGCCAGAACCTGTCGACGGTCCTCAAGCCGCTGTTCCCGTCGCTCATCACCGACGACCATCGCTTCGCCGGCATCGCCGGCATGCTGGTCGATCTCGAGTTCGACCCCGACGCCTTCCCGTCCGGCGTGCCCTCGATCTCCGCCGTCTTCCGCGGCGCCCGGGTGCTGGACCCGCGCACCAGCACGACCGCCTGGACGCGCAACCCCGCGCTGATCGCCCGCGACTGGGCCCTGTACGCCAACGGCGGCGGGTGCGCTGCCGGCGACCTGGCTGCGGCCAGCTTCACCGCGGCGGCCAACGCCTGCGACGTGAGCCAGAACTTCGTCACCGACAGCGGCACCACGACGGCGCCGCTGTTCACCTGCGACATCGTCGCCCGCACCGACGAGGATCCGTCCAGCACCTTCGAGGAGATCGTCGAGAGCATGGCCGGCAAAGCCGGCTGGGCCGGCGGGCAGCTGCGCGTCGTGGCGGGCGCCTATCGGGCACCGGTGGCCACGATCACCGACGACTGGCTCAGCGGCGTCGACGACATCCAGATCGTGCCCGAGCCGCCGGCCGAGGAAGCCGTCAACGTCTACCGGCCGACGATCAGCGACAAGGACCAGGGCTGGCTCGCGGTCCCCGCCCCCGAGGTGCGCAGCACCACCTACATCACCGCCGACGGCCGCGAGCTGCCCCGCGAGATCACGCTGGGCGGCGTGACCGACGTGCTCCACGCCCAGCACGTCTGCGGCGTGCTGATGCGCGACGCGCGAAACGCGCTCACCGTGCGGCTGCCGTGCAACCTGCGGGCCTTTCAGTTGGAGCTGTTCGACGTCGTCAACGTCACGCTGGCCCGGTTCGGGTGGAGCGCCAAGACCTTCGAGGTCGTCGACTGGGCGGTGAGTCTGACCGGCGGGGTCGTGCTGACGCTGAAGGAAACGGCCGCGGCCATCTACAACGTCGACAGCAGCTTCGCCGAGCTGGACCTGACGCCCAACACCGAGCTGCCGGATCCGAGCGTGGTCACCGCGCCGACCGGCCTGACGGTCACGACCTCGGCGGCCGAGCTGGTCGACGGCCAGCCGGTCGTGCGCGCGCTGGTCGAGTGGACCCCGCCGGCGGATGCCAGCGTGTCGCAGAACGGCTGGATCGAGGTCGAGTACCTGGAGATCGGCAGCAACTTCGGCTGGCAATCGGTGCGCGCGAGCGGCACGCAAAGCGAGGTCGTCCTGCCCGCGCTGCAGGCCGGCTCGGCCTACCTGTTCCGCACCCGCTCGGTCAACGCGCTGGGCGTGCACAGCGACTGGACGACCCAGACCACCATCGTCACCAGTGCCGCGCCGAAGATCCAGTCCACCGGCATCGCGCCGGGCGCCGTCAGCGCGCTCGTGCAGTCGGAGAAGGCGGTAACCCTGACCGCGTTCGCCAGCGGCATCGAGCCGGTCACGGTCGTCGCCGGCAGCACGCTGCCGACCACCAAGAGCACTGAGACCATCGTGCTGACCGGCACGGGCAAGCTCTACCGCTGGACCGGCTCGGCGTATACCGCGGCCGTGCCTACCTCGGACCTGAGCGGCACGATCAGCCAGGCGCAGATCGCGGACGCGGCCATCAGCGTGGCCAAGTTTGCCTCGGGCCTGGAGCCGGTCACCATCGTGTCGTCGGTGCCCGGGTCGCTGTCCACGCGCTCGGTGTTCAACACGACCGACGGGAAGCTGTACCGCTGGAACGGCTCGGCCTATGTCGCAACGGTGCCCACCACCGACCTGACCGGCACGGTGGCCGACGCGCAGATCGCCGGCCTGGCCGCGTCCAAGGTGACGGGGCAGCTCTTGGACTCGCAGCTCGCGGCGATCGCGGCGGCCAAGGTAACCGGCACGCTGACCGCCTCGCAGCTCGCGGTGTCCATCGGCGGTGGCAACCTGTTGCCTAACGCGAACTTCAAGAAGCACGCGAGCGGCCTGCCCTACGCCTGGGCCGAGTACAACAACGGGGCGACGGCGCGCACGTTTGCGGTGTCGACCGGCGGGCTGTTCGGGGCCAACTTCGTGCGCGTGACGGCCGACGCGGCCACCACGAACACGCTGGGCGTCTTCACCAGCACCGGCGTGACCGGCGGCGGCGTCACCACCTGGGTGCCGGGCCAGACCTACGTCATTAGCTTCTGGGCGCGCGCGTCAAGCGCTTCGGCGGCCGGCTTCAAGATGACGGGCTTGCCCAGCAATATGGGTTTCAGCCCGGTCACGACGCTGTCCTACCCGGACCTCATCAACGGCACCTGGCAGCGGTATGCCTGGCGGGTCAGCCCAGCCAGCAACGCGCAGACACCCAACGGCGAGCTGTACATCAGTTGGGAAGGAGGATCCGGCACCCTCCCGTCTGGCGCCGCGTTCGACATCTGTGCGGTTCAGGTCGAGCTGGGCGACATGCCCACGGCGTTCTCTCCGCGCCCGAGCGAGATCCTGCCCGACACCATCACGGCCACCGAGGTCGCCGACAACGCGATCACGTCGCCCAAGATCATCGCCGGCGCCGTCGTCGCCGGGAAGATCGCCGCGGGCGCCGTCAGCGCGACCGAGATCGCAGCGGGCTCGGTGACCACCGCCAAGCTGGCAGCCGGCGCCGTGACGGCGAACGAGATCGCTGCCGGCGCCATCGTCGCCGACAAGATTGCCTCGAACGCAGTGACCGCGGGCAAGATCGAGGCCGGCGCGGTGACCACCGCCAAGCTGGCGGCCGGCGCCGTGACGGCCAACGAGATCGCCGCGGCGACGATCACCGGCGGCAAGATCGCAGCCGGCACCATCACCGGAAGCAACATCGCGGCCGACACCATTACGGCCGGGCAGATCGCCGCGGGGGCGATCACGGCGGACGAGGTCGCTGCCAATGCCGTGCGCGCGCAGCACCTGCTGGTCACCGGTCCGGGCTCGCTGCTGCCAGACGGTACCTTCGAGGATCAGGCAAATTGGGCCGTGACCTACGGCGGCACGCTGGCCCTGTTCAAGACGGTGACGGACGCCCCAGCGGGTCGCTACGTGGCCTATGTGCCTGCCAGCACCCAGGGTCGATCGCTTCAGTGGCACCCTGGCGCCAGCGGCCTGAAAGCCATCCCGATTGACCGCACGAAGCGCTACCGGTTCAGCTTCTGGTATCGCGTCGTCTCGACCTCGGGCGCCCACTGCTACGCGACTTTGCAACAGCGCGACTCGACAGGCGCCCTGATAGGCAACAACGGGGGCCATGAGTTCTACGTCTGGATACTGGGCGCCACGGCCGCAGGCAGCTGGACGCAGATCGAGGTCATGGTCGGCCAAGGTTCGTCGTACGAGTTCTCGGCGTCGTGCAGGTTCGTCGCGCCATCCTTCCTGTTCAACTGGGAAAACGCAGGCGGCGAAGTCCAGATCGCCGACGTCCGCCTGATGCCGGCAGTCGACGCCACCCTGATCGTCGACGGCGCCATCATCGCGTCAAAGGTCGCGGCAGGCGCCATCACGACGGCCAAGCTCGACGCGAGTGCTGTCACCGCCGACAAGATCGCAGCCAACGCCATCACGACCGCCAAGCTCGCGGCCGGCGCGATCGGCGCGGATCAGATCGCGGCCAATGCCATCACGACCGCGAACCTGCTCGTGGTCGCCGGCAACCTGGTCGCCAATCCCGACTTCGCCACCGGCGACACGAAGAACTGGCGGCCGTGGGTCGGCACGCAGTCGGTCGTCGCCAAGAACGCCAGCGGGGTGCCGGCATCCGCACCGGCCAACTACGTGATGCGGTTCGAGGCCGGCACGGTCTCGACGTTCGCGGCCGTCAAGGCGTACAGCGACGCCGGGGCGGACAAAGACGGTTTCGCGGTCGAGGCCGGCGCGAGCTATCTGGTTTCGGTCGCGGCGGTCAAAGACGCGGCGACGACGGTCAATATCTTCTACGTCATCGCGTACTTCTGGAAGGCCGACGGGACCTATACGGATCTGCTCTATCCGATCGCCTCCAACCTGACCACCTCATGGGCGACCTACGAGGCGTCATTCACCGCGCCCACGGGCGCGCTGCGCTGCTGGCTCTACGTGTACGCGGACACCAGCGGCGGCCCCATCTGGTGGACCAAGCTGTACGCAGCCCGCCGATCGAGCGCGAACCTCATCGTCGACGGCGCCATCACCACCGACAAGCTCGCGGCGTCGTCCGTCACCGCGGGCAAGATCAGCGTTACCAACCTGCAGGCCGTCAACGCAAGCACAGGCGCCCTGACGGTCGATGGCGCGCTCACCGTCGGCACCGGCGGCAAGGTGCAGAGTGGCAAGACCAGCTACGGCTCGGGCACTGGCTGGCTCATCGAGCACAACGCCGGCACGCCCAGGCTGGACATCGGCAGCTCGACGCAATACGTCCGTTGGACGGGCTCCGCACTCGAAATCGGCGGGCAAGTCGTCACGAACGCGAACCTGGCCGGCAGCATCAGCGCGGACAAGCTCAGCCTCGGCACGATCACCGTGAGCTTCAGCCCGAGCAGCGTGACCCAGGAGGTCTTCAGCAGCGCGAAGACCTCATACACCAGCGTCACCGCGAGCGCCAGCGGGGGCACCTCGCCGTACACCTACCGCTTCACGATCGGTCGGCAGGACGTCGACTTCGGCAGCGGCACGCGGCCCTACGCCTCGATCCTCAGCATCACCTCGGGCGACACGGTCAACGTCGAGGGCGCGCAGCCCAACAACTCCGGCCAGACCTTCGACATCGTCTGCGTCGCGACGGACGCCAACGGCCGGACGGGGACCGGCATCTGCACCTACGACATCACGTATGGGACGCGGCCATGACGGTGCGCCGGTACGCCATCCTGGGCGCGGAGGACATCGTGACGTCCGTCGTCACGCTGGACATCGAGCCGGCCGAGCGGCATGTGCTGCTGTCGGACGACGCCGCTATCGCCCCCGCGCCGGGCCCGGGCTGGCGGCCTGTGGTCGAGGATGGGGCCGTCGTCTGGCGGGACCTGCGCAGCGACGAGACGCGGCTACAGGATGCGCGGAACGCGGCCGCGGCGCGCCGGGCCGAGCTGCTGGCGGCAACGGACTGGGTCGTCATCCGCGCCGCCGAGGGCGGGCAGCCAGCTCCACCGACCTGGCGGCAGTACCGACAGGCCCTGCGCGACATCACGACGCAGCCGGGCTACCCGCTGACCATCGACTGGCCGCAGCCGCCGCAGGAAGCTGACGATGAGTGAACACCTCAACCCACTGACCGAGGACCGCGTGCGGCTGCTCATCAACGAGTCGCTGAGCACCGCCCTGACCGCCCACGAGGCCAAGATGATGGGGCACCTCGACAGCGGCTTCGACCGGCTGAGCCAGACGTTCGCGTCAGCCTTCCCCGGTGGCGACCCGCACGGGCACCGCCTGGCGCACGAGAAAGCCATCCGCGCCGCCACCGGCTGGGACCGGCTGAAGTCCGACGTGATGAGCAAAGTCCTGACGGCCGGCCTGTGGGCCGCCGCAGGTTTCCTCGCCTTCGCCGTGTGGGAGGCGATTCGCAGCAGCATCAGGAGCAACACACCATGACCCTCGACAAGATCCTCGTCAGCGACTGGCGCCAAGCCTGGAAGTGGCTCAGCGTCCAGATCAGCGCGCTCCTGGTTGTCTGGGCCTCAATCCCGGCCGACCAGCAGGCCGCCATCCTGGCGCTCGTCGGGCTCGATCAGTCCAAGCTGATGGGCCTGATGGGGGTGGCCATCATCCTCGGCCGCCTGGTCGCCCAGCAGCAGAAGCAGGCCGCTGCCGAATGAGGCCGATCGACGAGATCAACATTCACTGCGCCGCCACGCGCCCGGGGTGGATGGCCGAGCGCACCGGCGTCGAGCGCGTCGCCGAGATCCGCCGCTGGCATGTGCAGCTCAACGGCTGGCGGGACATCGGCTACCACTTCGTGATCGACAGGGACGGCCAGGTCTACCCCGGCCGCCCCGTGCACCGCACTGGCGCATTCGAGCCCAAGGCGAACGCCACCGCGATCGGCATCTGCCTGCTGGGTGGCCACGGCGCGGCGGCCACCGACGCCTTCGAGCAGCACTACACGGCCGAGCAGGGCGCCGCCCTGCGGGCCCTCATCGACAGGCTGCGTGCCGAGCACCCGGGCATCACCAAGGTCACGGGCCACAACCAGTACGCGGCCAAGGCGTGCCCCGGCTTCAATGTCGCGCGCTGGCTGGCCGGCAAGGCCCCGGCGCGCGCCTTCACCGAGACCGGCACCGCCGTGGGCGCCGGCTCGGCCACCGTGGCCGCCGCCGGCCTGGGCGGCGTCGAGGTGCTGCGCATCGTCACCGAGACCCGCGCGGCCGTGCAGCAGGCCGCCGACACGCCGCCGGCCGACCCGGTGCGCTGGGTGCTGCTGGCCGTCGTGCTCGCGGGCGCGGCCTACGCGCTGTGGCGCCGCTGGCAGGACTACCAGGCGGGCCGCAAGTGATCCCGCTGGCCGCCATATCCCCGCGCCTGATCGCCGCCGTCGTCATCGGCGGCAGCCTTGTCGCCGCCGGCTGGCTCGCCCGCGGGCACATCGCCACCGGCCAGATCGCGAGGATCCGCGCCGAGCAGGCCGAGCAGCTCGCCCAGGCCCAGACCGCCGCCCGCCAGGCCGTCGAGGCCGCCCGGGCTCGGGAGCACGACATCATCGACAAGACGGAGGCCATCGCCCGTGAAGCCCGCGAAACCGTCGAGGCGCTGCGCGCCGATGCTGCTGCTGCTGTCGTCGCTGCTGACAGCCTGCGCGACGCAGCCGCCCGCTACGCCGCCCGCCGTTGCTCACCCCCGCCTGGTGCCGCTCCCGGGCGAGGCGCGCCAGCCGGCGTGCCCGGCAGCATGCACGACGCCGACCGGCTCCTGCGCGTGCTCGCGGAGTCTGACGCTGCAGCGGGAGCGCTGGCAGAACATGCTGACCGAGCCCGAGCTGCCGGCCTCGCCTGCGAGCGCGCCTACCAGGCCGCAGTCGACGCGCTGAAGTGACGCGCTGGCGTCGATTCTGGGGCCGCTGCGTGCAGCGGGGCACGCAGGATTCGCCACAGCGCGCGCCACGGCCTGGTGTACGTTCTGGTGTAAACGGTAGGCCGCCGACGCACGAAAGTGCCTGTTTTCGCGGGCCTCTCCGTAGGTGACAGGAGCGGCCAGTCGCCTTCACACGGCAGGGGCCACAGGTTCGATCCCTGTACCACCCACCAACAAAATCAAGCACTTAGCGGCGACTCAGGCCGCTCGGTCCGAAGCTGGTGCAGACGCCTGGTGCAAATCCGCCAGCGCACCCAGACCCTCGAGCGCAGCAC